TTCTTAAATCACTCTGCGTCTTTACATAAGGAGTTACGTCAGTAACATCTACGTTTGCAGTTATAGGAGTGTTCGTCTTTAAATAGGTCTCAGTTATGAAGTAAATCATTATTCAGCAGTATTAGGTTGTATTCTACTAAGTGGGACATCTCCACCTTCTACCGGTGGTAAAGATGCTAAAGCACGAATTTCGTTCTCGGTCATAGTATTTAAAACTTTCGTAGCGACAAGAGGACTCATAGAATTTAACGCGTCTTGTGTTTTACTTGCGCTCTCCTCTACTTCTACGATAGTTTCGTTTATGATTTGGAAATTATTTATTTTGTATTCCGCAGTAATTTTAGCGATGTGTAGCAATTCGTTAAAAATATCTTCTACTATTGCTCTCAATGGCATAACTACGTTCTTTTCAAATATTATGTAGGCTTGTTTAATATCCGAACCATTACCCAAAGAACCCGTCGTTCTAATACCCATTAAGATAGGGTCTATTGTATGCGCGAAACATATTTGTTCCGTGTTTAATTCGCTTGATTCCTTGAATAGTTTATCGTTATTGTTAGTCGGTAAACTTTCAATACTTGGTAATTGTTCAGGAGCATTAGCAAAAAACGCAACGGCTTTACCGGCATTTGCTGCGCCTTTTAATTTGTCTATGGTTTCACGAATCATTTGTTTCTCTTCTTCGCTTTGTGGTCTTTTAGGGAACATCATAGCAAAAGACGGAAAGATAGAGTTCTGAATATTAGCTTTAGCGAAATAACTTAACTCACCGCTCAAGAAAGCAAAGTTTAACGCACTCGTGTACGTAGGAAGTGGGTAGTAATCTTGTCCCTCTGAGTGCATTTCATAAACAAACAACTGTATTTTATCATTACAACTCGGTGAATAAGGCTTAATGGTTTCTACGTCAATACGAGAAGCCCAGTCTTCACAAATAAAGTAGTAGCATTTATCTCTACTTACTCGAACTTTATCCGGATAGATGTTTTCAGCCTTTTTAAAGTTACCTTTTTCGTCAAAATATAGCTTAAAGTAAACTCTATTATGCAAAATAACCTGTTTAGCTATGGCTAATTCACTCTTCTTTAGTTTCATTTTACGTTCCCACGTATACAATTCTAACTTTTCTTCGTTTGTTAGCTTGTCAGTTTTGATAGTAGAACCACCACCAACCACGGCATTCGCTTTATAATCCGTTATTGCGCCGTGAAGTGGACTTGTAAAATAGAGTTGCGTCAATAGCTGTGGGTAAAGGTTATCGTGACCAAAAGGGATGTACCCCGAAATTTGATATCTTCCGTTTACATAAGGCAAAGCTAAGTTTGCACCGCCTACCTTACCAAAAGGTGTGCTAAATGATTGATAACCCTCTACTACTTCGGGTTTACTTTCTTCTTTTTTAAATATGTTATACCACGCCATTAGTCGTATATTGAATTAGTTACTACTCCCGCTACTACCATTCTACCTTCTTCTATTAAATTGTAATCGTTTACATTCGTGTTTTCGTCTACTATTATAGCTTCGTCACTTTCGTAAACGCTATATGTATATTGACCTTTAACAAAGTCTACGTCTACTCCTTCTTCTAAAGTAAATAAATTGTATCTTTCCGGATAAGGTGAAGAGTCTACACCCGCCCATAAGATAGGCTCTACAGCCGTGTTAAATTCGTTCTCAAACACAAATAAATAAAAGGGACTACTATACGTAGTTACTTCAGTTAAAGTCAACACAAATGTGTTTATTTGCCCTTTTTCTAAGTAAATCATATAACTATATTATAAGTATATTCTTGTATTTGTTTAAAACAAAAAAGCCACCCCTAAAAGAGTGGCTAATTATGGAGAGAAAACAGATTACAATAGACCCGCTATAATTGTAGAGTCAACCTCGTAAGCTAAAAATTCATTCTCAGCAGTAAGAGTCAAAGAATACTTTGAACCATCCGCACGAGTAGTACCTGAACCTTCACCTACCGCAGTAACTTGCATATACGGGAAGTACCAAAACTTACCATTTGCATCACCTACGATTACAGCTAAGTATTGTTGACCAGCACCCATCACTTTAATAGCTTTTGATTTCTCTTGGTCACGTCTATGCAACATTAAGTTGATAGTTTGAGTAACGTAAGAAGAACCATTGATTAAGTCGATGTTTGCTTCTTCAGTATAAGAACCTACGTTTCTTCTAAATTCGATAGGAACGAATACATCTAAAGGGTCAGTTAAAGTGATACCATCAACAATCCAATTAGTCCCTGTTTCGTCAGTTGTAATAGATGCGATATTATCTTGTTGGTTTACGTACAACGTGTAAATTCCTCCGGAATTATTGTCGCACGATTTTGTGATTGTTTGTAATGTTGCGCAAGACATATATTTTATTTTTTAAAGTTTCAAAAAAAAGGGTGGCGATTAGTCACCACCCCTTACCTATGAAATAATGTTTATTAATCGAAACAAACGTTATAAACTACGATTTCAGATGGATTTGTATGGTAAAAACCTACTTTCAAGTTCGCTCTTGTACGGATGTACGGCTCAGCAACTGTGTCAGAAAGGTTAACAGCTTTCAATGCTTTAGCATCACCTTCAGCATCAAATGCGTAGATAAGGTTGTTTTTCAAAGTCAACACGATAGTGTTATCCGGCATACCTTCAGCAACTACCATTTGAATCCCTAAGAAAGTCAAACCTAAAGGAAGAGTTACATAAGTTTGAGTGTTTCCTGAAGCAGCAGCTAATTCATAAGCTTGAGCAACGTTAGCAGAAACATAAAATCTTAAATCTCCTTTTTTAAATTTGATTGTAGATGGAGCAGCAGCCCAAACAGCCTCAAGAGTAGCAAGTACGTTAGAAGAAGTAACTGCTCCGTCATATTGACCTACTACGTCAGCGTCAGCACAAAGCTTTTTCAAGTGACCATCACACAAAGAAAGAATAGCACTTTCAGACTCAGTGTCACCTTGCCATCTCAATAACTCAACGTCTTCGCCAATTTGCTTAGACATAGTGTCCCAATAGTAAGACATAAAAGAAGCTACTGTGAAATCTCCATTAGAACCTTTAGCCATTTGCAAAGCTAAGAAAGATTGCTCAAGGTCAAACTGACAAATTTGCGCCATAGCTGACAAAGGACATACGTCGATGTCGATAGCGTTCAATGTATCAGTCGGAGCAGAGAAACTACAAGTAGATGCTTGTAAGATGTTTCCGAAAGTTACGTTAGCTAATTTAGTTGCTGACTTGATACCCGGAAGTGTACGGAAGTTGTCCGCAGTAGTATCAGTTAAATAAGCGCGAGAGTAAAACTCTTCAGGGTTAGCACACAAAAGTGCGTTTGTTTCAACGTCTAAGTCGAATTTTAATTTACGATTCATTTTTATTGGTTTTTAAAGGTATTACGAAATGCTTTGAATTTATCGAATGCAGACATTTTAACTTCTTCGATAACTTCTTCTTCTTCTTCTTTTTCCATTATGCGCTCTTCAACTTGATTTTTCAAGTCAGCGATAATAGCAAGTAAAGAATCAACTTGTTCTGCAATTAATGGTTTAACGACAGCTAAGATAGCTTCAGCGTCAGTTGCAGGGTCAACAGCCATAGCCTCTTCTACTACTTCTTCAGTAGGCTCTTCGGTTGTTTCTTCTTTTACTTCTTCTTCTACTACGTCTTCAGCCATAGCAACCTCTTCTTTGACTTCTTCCTCAACTTGAGTTTCAGCCATTTCTTGTTCTTTAACCTCGATAACTTCTCCACCTTCTATAGTGTAGAATTTACCTTCGATTAAATGTTCTCCGTCTGGTAACTTCATTGTATTTAATTTAATTTGATTACTTAGTTTCAGACCTAAAAACCCCTCGATAGAAAAACCTATTTGTTCGTCTTTTACTAATTTCTCGTAGTAATCAACGTCAGTAACTTGAGCGGTCAACATCAAAGTACCTTTTGGTACTTCTATTCCGTAGCTTGTATAAGCCTTATCTTCTTTCGGTTTTTCAACTATCCAAGATTCAAGAATGTAAGCGGGAACAGTTCTTTCAGTTTCGTGTTCTAAGTTAAATAAGTTTCTATTGTTTAAGTCACGCATAAACTTCGTGTATATTTGCTCTATTACCTCTTCGGTAAATTGAACATAATACTCACCGCTTTCGTCGTCGCGTCTATAAATCTCCATAGGAATCATAGCGGGTGCAACGATTCGGTATTTAGTAGCGTCAGCAAAAAAGAAAGATTGTGCTTGATTAAAAGCCATTCCTTTAACTTTTATAGCGGGTGTTGAAGTGAATGCGATTTGCTCGATTCCTAAATCTTCTCCATCGGAATATTCAGGGTCGATTGTGATTTTATAGATAGGTAAATCTTTACTCATTTTGTACTATATTAAAAAGAGTATTATATTTGTTAAAAAAATTATGATAGAAATTTTAGGTAAGCAGATTCCGAATCAGTTAAATGAGTTAACTATTCAACAATTTGAAGACATTACGGAGATACATAACGATTCGTCTTTAGATATAATCGAAAAGCACATCAAAGTATTTGAACTTTTAGGAGTAAGTGAAGACGAAATGGTGGAAGCCGACATCGACTTTGAAACATTCAAGAAGTTTGTACAGGATTTTAACCAAAAGACGGACGCAAGTATAGTAAAAGAAGTAGAAATAGACGGATATACATACAAAGCCTACGAAGAAGAGTTTAAGCTATCGGTAAAAGATATGAAAGTAATCGAGAAAATAATTAACTCTAAACACAAAGGTTATTTAAGTGAACTCGTTGCCGTGTTATTTAAAAGAACGGACTTATCGAAAGTCGAACACTACGACAAAGCGCATATCAAACACAAAGCAAAGTTATTTAGAGAACAAAAAGCTGAGTTAGCAGTTCCTTATTTAGTGCATATAGGACAAAAATTCTCTAAACAAATAGAAAATGCTACTGCCGAAGTCGTGGAATGATATTGACGTTCTCCAGTTTAAAGAACTTCGTACACTAAAAGACATACCCGAACTATTTTCACGAGAAATAGAAGCCTTAGCTACGCTTACTGATTTAGCATCTGAAGACTTAGAAGACTACGACGTAGACGAAATTCAAGGTTTTATGAACCAAGTAAAGTGGATAAACTCAGAACCACCGAAGAAGTATAAATCTGAAGTTGCTAAGATGCATTTTAAGGACTTTAACAAGCTAACTTTAGGGGAGTTTATAGACATAGAGTATTTCTTTAGTCAAGATTATATTGCTAACATTTCAGAGATAGCATCTATATGTTACAAAAAGACGAAGAAGAACGAATGGAAAGAAACCATTTACGAGCCTTATACTTATTCGCCTTTTGATAGGGCGTATCTATTCGACGAAATACCAATACCACATATTTACGGAATCATTCCTGAATACTTGTCTTTTAGAGATAACTTTATGAAGACATACGCTAACCTATTCGAACCGGACTTCGAAGGAGAAGAAACCGAAGAAGATATAAAAGACCTTACACCCGAAGAAAAGAAAGAAATACAAGAAGAACAAAAGATTAAGAAGTGGTCGTGGGAAAGATTACTTTATTCTATATGCAACGAAGACCTGACTAAGATAAGTCAAGCCTCCGATTTGTCGTTAATATTTGTATTTAATATGCTATCTATGAAAAAGGAACTTAACCTTTAAACGATAGCGCACCTAAGAACTCTCCACCGATAGGATTAAACGAATAGATAATACTTTTCTTTTCACCTAAGATAGTAGCTACTTGAAGTAAAGGATAACGTTGAGTCATCCATTCGGTATATTGCTCGAATATTTCAGCACTTACACCGCTACTATTCATTAAGTCGGATAGCTTAGCGCAGAAATCATAAGACGCTATTACTCCTCCATTCCACAAGTTTGCTCCGTTGTTTAAGAATCCAAAGTAATACATCGCGTTAATCTGAATATTCAACTCGCCTAAAGCGGGTATTTCTGCGTTTATACGAACTGACTCGTACAAAGCCCCCGTGTCAATAGCATCGTATTCACGTATCAAAGATTGTAGTAATTTTTGAATCTTTAAACGCGTCTTATACTTGACGTAGAATATTCCGTTATTTGCGTATCTTGCCATATTTATTCAAATGGAGGGGGTGTTGGTTTTGGTTCGTACGGAATCAAGTCGAGGTCTTTTACCCAAAGAAAGTCAGGGTTAACGCATTGCTCCATTTCTTCTATTGATATTACCCAATTGTCGTTAAGGTCTTGGATAGGATTGAAGTAGCTGTCAGGTGCATACCATTGACCGATTAATTCGTCTTTTTGTAACTCAGTAAGTAAACCTACATAAGTTAGTCTTTGTTCTTTTGTTAATTCGTTTAGTTTCATACGTTTCTATTTAATGCTGTTTGGAATGTAGTTACTCGAGTGTTTAGGTTAGTTACATCAGTGTCTGTTAAGCCATCTCCTATTGTGCTAAAAGCTATTTGCCTATCTGAATAATTGCCTACTGTTTGACTAATGCGAGAAAAAACAAATGTGTTATTTACTTTGTTGGTTGCTGTTGAGCTTAGTGTATATTTTGTAGTATTTTTATAAACAAATACTTGTGATGAATTTGTCCTATTTGCTATATAATAACCTTTTGAATCTAAATTAGTTGTGGCAGCTGCCGACGTATCGTGTATCCGCCCATATAATTCGTTACTGAATCTTGGTAATATATTTGATTGATAAGTTCCATCAAATGCTCCAATATCAGCAGAATTAAGTGAACTATTAGTTCTTAAATAAACAGATATATGAGCATTATTTAAAGTTAAAACAGAATTTTCATTTAAGTTAGTTTCTCCATAACCATTGACACCACCTGGCAATACTCCATTATTATTCCAAGTCCATCCACCTACCCAAGTAATTTGATATTGTGCGGTGTTTTTAAGGTTATAAGATGTGCTACTTGAAGACGAACCAACAAACGGGTATACCGCTTTCATCTTAGTCCACAAGCTATCAGCTTTTAATCCTATTACTAAGTTGTTTATTGCGTTAGCTTCAACTTGGTCTACTATACCTGCGTTAGTTACAAATGCTTGTGCATCTGCATCACTTACTGTTTGTGTGCCTATACTACGTCCTAAAGTTGTTTGAAATGCTTGTACCGCTGTGTAAAAGTTAAGTGTTTCTGCATCTGTTAATCCGTCACCTATTGAGGCGAATGCATATTGTCTATTAGTCCAAAGTGGGTCGTAGTTTCTTTTACCAATATGATATGTAATATTTGGTTTTGTTGCT